AATACCCTTGAACATATAATTTATCATCAGCGCCAAAAGCAATAGCCGTTGAACCTGTGTCAGATGAAGTTGTACCGCCTTGAAATAAAACGGGGTAGCCAGAACTTAATGTTCCACGCTTAATCCAAGCACTCCATGTCCATGTTTGACGATTGGATGCTGTTGCAGGAGTCCTATTCAAATAAGCACTAGCACTAGAACGGAAACGCAAAGAGTTGTTTACATATTTGATTGGTGTCAGGTATCCGCTTGATGTGAATGTGTGAATGACATTACCACCAGTGATAGTCACAGTACCACCAGCCATTTGCTGTGTAGAACCTGCGTAAGAGATGATTACAACGCCAGAGCCACCTATTGCTGAAGATGCGACTCCATCACAAGAGCCACCGCCACCACCGCCAGTATTAGCCGTGCCAGCAGTTCCAAGAACTCCCGTTGTTTTGCTACCAGCGCCACCACCGCCATTGCCACCAGCACCCGCAGAAGCACCTGCGTTATAGGCTCCACCACCACCACCACCAGCCAAATAATAGGTAGAAGAAACAAGTTGTCCCGCAGTTGAGCCTGTGATTGGATTTGCTATGCCTACACCACCAGCACCACCAGTAGAAGTTCCACTAGAAGTTCCACTACCCGTTGCACCTACCGCACCAGCACCACCACCACCGCCACCAAAATAACCGCCCGTTCCAGATGGTGTGCCACCCGCATAGCCTTGACCTGATGTAGCAGAGCCGCCTGTTGGGTTTCCATAACCCCCAAGAGCACTATACATTCCACCACCACCAGAACCACCTGATTGTGCAGTTTGTCCAAGAACAAATCCAGCACCACCACCACCGCCTACTGCGGCAGTTGCAACTGCACTAAATGTAGAGTTAGTTCCTTGGTTTCCTCGGTTATTACCACCAGTAGAAGCCGTTCCTCCAGCACCGACAGTTACAACATAAACTGAATTAGTATCAATAGTTAACCCAGTACCTGAGAGCAAACCGCCTGCTCCACCACCTCCGCCATAACCATCACCACCAGAACCGCCACCAGCAACAACTAAATAACTTGCTGTTACAGAAGACAAAGGAGATAGTGTTCCTGATGTATTGAATGTGTGAATAACATTAGAGCCACTTGTAGTGACTACTCCACCACCAAACTGTTGTGGGGCAGGATATGAAATGATGACTACGCCAGAACCGCCAGAACCTCCGTAGCGATTGGCAGATGTTTGGTCACCACCACCTCCTCCACCACCTTTGTTGGCAGTACCAGAAGGGGCGGGGCTAGTTCCAGAACTTGCACCATTTGCTCCACCGCCTGTACCACCTGCGCCGCCTGTAGTGCCGCCTCCACCACCGCCTCCTGCGTAGAAAACGCCAGAACTAGTAGGCCATTCTGTTCCTGCTCCACCAGCACCTGCCGCGCCTGTTCCACTATTTTGATTTGCACCAACGGCAGATGCTCCGCCTCCGCCTCCGCCTCCACGAGTTGTTCCAAAAAGAAGACCACCAGTGCCACCAGTGTTACCTTGACCCGATGTACCAGCCGCTCCAGCATTATTTGGTGATGTGTTAGTGCCTGCTCCTCCGCCACCAGAACCACCTGTGTAAGCATTGTTGCCACCAGATTCAGCACCACCGCCACCACCAGTAGATGTAATAGCGTTAAATATTGAATTTGAGCCTGATACCGATGCAGTACCACCAGCGCCAACAGTAACTGTATAAGACAGAGTTGGTTTTAAAGATGTTGTTCCACTGAGTAATCCACCTGCTCCACCACCGCCTCCAGAACCATTGGTAAGAATACCTCCCCCCCCACCACCACCAGCGACCACAAGGTAACTAGCAGATACTGATGCAAGACCAGTCCACCCAAAGGCGGCTAGTGCGGCGGCTCCAATCTTGGATAAACGAGGCATTAGTTATCCTTATGCGAACTTGGTCTGAGAAGCAAGAACGGTATATGTTGCAGATGCTGTCTTCAAAATTACATATGTGTAACTATCAATAGAACTTGCGTTACCACTCGTAGGTGCTGTTCCGCCTTGCCACTTAGGGGTGACAGATGTGCCGTCAATCGTCACAGCAGAGTTGTAGTAAGCCGTTGTACTATTTGTTGCCAACATGGTGATTGAGATTGAATCGTTCGTAGCCATCGCCGTATTGAGCGAAGTGCCTGACGAGAAAGCAATATTCAATGTCCAGTTGTTGGCGGCGTTGGTTGTGTAGTACTGAACTGCTCCACTGTTGACATAGAAGTTAGTCGTTGCAGATGGGGCTGATGCCACTACGTTAGCTGGTTCGGCAATGTTCAGAGTCTTTACAGCCGAAGTCGCAGTTGTTCCATTGAACGTCTGGGTTGCCGTAAATGTCTGTGCTGTATTGATTAGAGCAATATTTGCTCCCGCCAAAGTAGATGCGCCTGTACCACCGTTAGCGATAGGTAGTGTTCCTGTTACACCCGTGGTCAAAGGTAGACCTGTGACATTGGTTGCAGTACCGCTAGAAGGTGTACCCAATGCCCCTCCATTGACCACAAATGCACCTGCGGAGCCTGTATTCACCCCTAGAGCAGTCACAACGCCCGTGCCTGTGGTTGTGGTGCTTGGAGCCACGCCAGCCCCGCCACCGATGACTAGGGCGCTTGCGGCTAGTGCCGTGGACGATGCCAAAGTTCCAGAGGCGGTGTAAGCTAGAACACCACCAGATGTTCCTGCCGTAAGACCTGTACCGCCATTAGCAACAGCCAATGTGCCAGCAACAGTAACCGCGCCGCTTGTCGCTGTGGAAGGAGTCAGCCCAGTGGAGCCAAATGTGATTGTCGTAACACCGTCTGCAACAGATGTGGCAATCTTTACAAAGTCTGAACCATTCCAAGCGCAAAGAGCTTTTTCACCCGCTACGATAGTCACGCCTGTCGTTGGGCCAGCGCCTCGCAGAACGATTGACTGAGTACTCCCAGTTGCGTTGATGACAATGTATGCCTTACTCTGGGCTGGGGCGGTAATGTTTCGGGTTACTGTTCCACTTGCTGTCCATAAGAGGATGGCTTCACGGGCAGTATTTGCCGCTAGAGTTGTGGTAGTTAGGGTTACGTCAGCATCAGAACTAATGGTTGTTGTGCCAGCGATTGCCGAATCAACCAAAGAAGTAATGCTGTTATTTACAGTATCGCCCCATGTTCCTGATAACTCTCCAGTAACAGGGAGCGCAAGACCTAAAAGGGATGTTGCCGCTGTTGTCATATGTTTAACCTCACGTTATTACTTCTGCCCAGTCTGCTGTTTGAGAGTTGCTGATATTTTGCCAGTTTGCGTCCTGACTGTCATCAATTAACTTCCAATAAACAGCAAATACCGTTCCAATTTGACCAGAAGCAGAATTGCCAACAAGTGCAAAACTTCTAGTCCCAAGACCAATTGTTCCAAGCACTCCGCTTGCAGATACTCCAGTTAAAGAAACTGTCCTATCTAAGCCAAGTGTTCCAATTTCACCTACCGCCGAGTCCGGTAACAACGGAACAATTACTTGTCCCAAATTAGCCATGCCCTCAACGCCCGTCAATTCCTCTGCGTTAGTAGGAGTGACCGACCCAACCAAACCGCTTGCAGATACCCCTGTCAGGGCAGATGTAGCGCCTCTGGTTAATGTTCCAACTTCTCCAGAAGCCGATACACCCGCCAATGCAACTGTTTGTGTAACCCCCAGAGTTCCTACAGAACCCGTTGCTGTATCACCTGACCCAACAAAAACGCTTGCGGTCAGAGAGCCAACAGAACCTGTTGTTGAATTGCCAGTTAAAGCAATCGAAATAACAGGCGTAGTTGTTCCTACGGCTCCTGTTGCTACATCTCCTGTCGAGTCAAGAGTGCCACCCCAGCCGTTTGCCCCCCACGTTTGGTAGCCCCAGCCGAGAGACATACTTACCCTTTAGGTGGTTGCGATTCGTAGCAAACCAGTTGTTGTAGTGTTTGATGGCATCGTTAAAGTAAACGTACCAGCGGTAATTGTTTGATCGCCAAACGTATACACCGCTACAGATTTGTTTGACTGGCTTGAGTTGTATACCAAAACTGCGTTGAAAGCAGTGGTAACAGTCAATGCAGACCAAGAGAAACTAGCCGTTGGAGTCCAGTAAGCTACACCAGCAGTCGATGAACTGTTGGTTGCAATAGGAGCTGTTCCATTGGTAACTGTTACACCGCCCGCCGTATAGCCAGAACCAGAAGTGTTTGTTACTTCTCCAGTAGTGCCATATGCAGTGGTAGCGGCATTAATCGTTGCCGAAGTAAAGTACAAAGCGGCTTTAAACGTGTCAGCAGTTGTAACCGCACGAATAGGCGCAGTACCAAAGTTATGTGTTGCCGTCAGTACTTCTCCCATAAAGGAGGTACACATTGATGCGGTATTTGCCATAGTAGTTCCTTAAAAAGTACCAGTTTCACCACCTATAGGCGGCATTTTCTTCAAAGTTACATGAACAGAACGGTGAACAAGCTCACCCTCTAACCAGTATTCTGTCCATGTGGTTGTTTCGTTATTGTTATCAACATCACCCTCTCGCTTCTCTAGCAAAGAGTCATCCATATCGCCTCTAGTTGTTGTAACTATCAATTTGAACTCCTAATAAGCGCCGCTGTCGAAGTGTTGGCTGGCATAGTGATTGTAAATGTTGTAGTGGAAGTTTTGTCAGCACCAAAATCCAAAACAGCGATAGACTTGTTTCCCTGCGTTGCGTTATAAATTAACGCGCATCTTGCTGTGATTGCACCCGTCCAAGATATGTTTGGGAAGCCCACATACGCCGTATAACCAGAAGAACTCACAGTAATCGGGGTAAGTTGCGCCCCTCCAGCTACATAAGTTCCAGTGGCGGCCACTTCATTATTGCTTGAATACACAGTTGTGTTTTCATTTAAATCAGCATTGGCCGTATACAAGGCTATCTTGATGGTATCCGTAGATAGATCGTGTATACCTTGATATAGCTCCTTTTTGAAGCTGGTGGTCTGGGTTTGGATAATAGACATTAACTCACCGGATTCCTAACCTGCCCATCACGATAAGCATCCATGCGTTGTTTGCCATCTCCCAAGTTCTTGAGTAGAGAGATAGACTGAACATACATCTGGTTGTACAAATCAACCAAATCTTTCTCACCCTTCATATAACGGATAGCCTCGACCATCGTTCCATTAAGAAGAGCAGAATCAAAGTTATCTCCTAGCCAAGTCTGGCTGGCAGTCACAATTGACTCAGGGTAATAGTAATAATGCAACTCAGCGGAGTACGTTACATCTGGCGTTGGGCCAAGAATAAAAGACAATTCTTTTACATTTGAAGACTGTGGGCCAAAAATAGCATAGTGCTTGGGTTTTCCCGTATCCGCAGGATTGGGATACGCATCTCTCATAAAGTTAACATCTTTGTTTAACAAATAGAGGTAGTCACCGCCTGCGCTTGGATATACAGCCAAGGAGTACGTAGACAAGAAATCATCAGGCGCAGATAAATACTTGTTACCGGAGACAATAGTTCCGGTAACGTTCTTGCGAAGGTTGGCAATCTGCACCGTGTTATAGATGCGTTGCTCCGCCTGCTTAATCATCGTGTTCATATCTACCGTGGGAAACGTGTTCTCACAGTAATCTTGAACAGCAGTGACTAATTCGTTGTATGTCATGCCATCGGGCCTCTAGCCATCACGCCTTTGGTGGCAGCGCCTGTTCCACGGATTTTGATGCCAGTAGTTTTAACTTCATCGTTAGTGCCGATGCTTACGCCATCCATTGGAGTCCAATCCTTCTTGCGGGGCATAGGCGCTTTGTCGCGCATCTTTACACCAGCCTTACCATCCATAGTGTGCGGTTTGGCATAGACGCTGGCATCGCCAACTTCCTTACCCATTACTTTTTTAGAAAATCCCATTATTTTCCCCTTGAAGATTTCATCTGGTTGGCAACCTTAGCCATGCCACGACCCAATTTACGCATTTGCATATTGGTCTTGCCGCCCTTGGCAAATTTAGTCATAGGCTGACCGGGGTGCAGCTTTTTCTCATGCTTATGCACAGCACCAGCAATCATTTTCTTATCTTGTTTTAAGTCCGCTTTATCCATTTTTCGCTCCTAAGTTACGCTAACCGTTACTGTACCAACACTTGTCGTTCCCACCAAGTTATTTGGTGTTAAAGGCACATCAAATTCACTCGATCCACCTACTGGATACCAGCCCCACTGGATGTCCCTAGAACCTCCGGTTGGATAACCACCAAAACCAGATAGGTTGTCCTGCAATCCATTCACACCAGCAGTGACGTATGTGCCGTCATTACGTGGCTCCATCACAGCCTGCGGATCATCAACTGGATACATACCTAGTTGCAACTGAGGCTGATCTGGATCCCAGCACTCAGGACAAACTTTAAGGTCGTACCGCTTTGTCTTGATGATTTCCTTCTTTAACTCCTTGAGTTTGTAGCGCTGACCACAACGGTCGCACATGGCAATACTGTATTTGCCAGAAGCAAATCTATTGCCCATTACAAAATCCTTCCCTTGGTTTTACCCCTTTGGGCTACACCATCCGCACGGCTAGAGGCTGAAACCATCCCGCCTTTTTTAAACCCTTTTGGCACAGAATAATATCTTTCGCCACGTTTTACAATCTTTGATCCACGCTCATTTTCTGCCGCTTCTGCTTTGTTAAAAGTTTGGTGACCCCTACCCTTTAACAAAACATAGCTATCTTCTGGTAAATCATTGGCTATGCGCTCATCGTCTGATGTTGGGGCAACAGAACCCCAATGTTCGCCCTTTTTCTTTGGCTGCATTTTGTAAGCGAGGGCTGTTTCATAATCAAAATCTTTACCCTCTGGATCAAATAACCCAGCCATTAAGCGCTACCTCCTCCAATGAATGATTGACGAGGAACAAACCTAATCGCTGCCTTCTCTCGGTCTTCACCAGCGGCAAGATTGAATTGCTCGTCATACATATCTTTAAGCATTTGCACCCGTGGCATCAGTTCAGGAACCTTGGCTGCAATTTGATAGGCTAATCCTGCCGCAGCGGCGGGT